TTTAGTTGTTGGATTTGTTCATTGCTAAGGAGGCGCAGAGCTTCACGAGCCTTTGAGTCGGAGAAACCATAGATAGTCTTAATACATTCTAAATCGTCACTTTTCTCAGATTTAACCCACTTCGCAAACGGTCTTTTTTGTGACCGCACGGTATTTAGTAAAAAGTCATTTTGCAACTTCTTTTCCAAGAAGTGCCTACGATTCATCTCATTGGCATACATGATACAGTCTTTATGATAGGAAAGACTTCGATTCACGATGAAAGGTAGATAGTCTTTCTCCGTGATATCGTCAGTAATTATTTGTTTCTTATTTTGTAATATCGCATTAACATAATCAAAAGGATTGCTCATCAATACACCTTCTTACCGTTATTAGTTACCCACTTAATGCCAAAACCAACATGCGATATATCATTTGAACTAGAATCTAACTGTCTTTCTGTTTCTTTTAAAACAATATCTGTTTCCAATTCATAGATTTCCAACACATTGAGTGGCGACTCTTTTTCAAAAATTGCACAGTATATTTTACTATTTCTGGTGATTCTTTGTAAAGACTTATTTCTCTTTTCAACCGGACTTTTGAACATTCGGTCAAACTGAAAAGAACCATTTTCAAAACAACTGAGGTATTCATACTTGATGTTGGGGTCAACCTTGTCATAAGCATCAGGTTCATGTTTAGTTCTGTGTACCTGATGGCCAAGTATGTCTGCCACAATCATCTCTTTAATGAAACCTGGTTGCAATATATTATTGTAACCATTTGTCTTTGCAATGTTTTGTGCTTCAACAATCAAAGAAATGATTTGACTAACATCACTCATGCAAGCATCCTTATTAAACCAAAGGTATCGATTGTAGTGAGTAGAAGATAGTTAGCAAGGAGGCCAAAAGATTTCCTAGTAAAAGCAGCCCAAGCATAAAGAGCACAACCAAGGATCCACACAGGATATAAAGCAAGTAACGGAGGATTCGGTACCGTGAGAGCCATTGTAATGCTACAACCAATGCTAATAAACCAAGCAAACAATTCAACAACAAAACGATAACGATTAGAGTTCCAATCATCTTTTATCCATTCAAATAGTCCATTAAAAATGTGATTCATAAAAATTATCCAAACTAGTTTGTTTTAATTGTCTAACTTTTTTCTGAGAATACGAATCTTCTTTAATTGAAGTTCTATTCGATTGATGTGCGAAATTGTATAGTGGAGCATTTCCAAATAACAAACCATAACAACTAATCAATTCACTCTCTGAAGCGAGCAACCATTGTTTTAATGTTGTTGTGTCCATATATTTTTTAGGTGTTATAATACAAACACATAAAACATCGGAAACATTCATAGTCTCTCTAATCAATTTAACTTTATCTTTTGATGCATGGTCTTTCATTCGTTTATGAAAAGGTGTTATCAGATACCCACGACCTGTATCTCTATCTTTTTTGTCAAAAGTTTTTTCTTGACCTCCAGTTTGGCCAATATAATAAACTTCTTTTAAATTAATAGGTAATTCAGTTTTGGAGGGAACTTTAGAAAAAACACCAAAAGCATAAACCGCAGATTCTATATTGTTTGAGAATCTGTAAACATCATCGAACTTAAACCATCCTAATAATTCACCGCCAACTAGAGTTGTGTTCATACAAACTCACAGTTCACCATTAGTTCTGTCAAACATGCCACAGTATTAATCTCTTGGTCTGCAACAAACGCAGCTTTATACTGATAGTCAGCAAGAATTAAAACTGCCTGTGGAATAGATTGTGGTTTCATTGTATCATACATCGCATCATACAACTTACGGAAAAGAGTGTTACTATCAATTTCATTTGATGCAACCCATTTTCTAATTGAACCAAAATCTTTAGATGAAATGAACTTTACAATTTCGGTAATTGAAACATCAGAAATCTGTGAAAGAATACCTGTGTCAATCTTACCAAACTGTGAGTATCGTTGCAACTCATTTAGAACACGGCGAAAGTCTGGGAAATGTTTCTTAACAAGTTCTGCAATAACCTTGTCATCATACTCAACTTTTTCACTTTGCAAAATTGATTGAATTCGTTTGAAAAATGCAGATGCCATCTTGGCCTTCTCACCATTCTTCAAACCAAAATCAATAACTGCACACCGTGAGTGGAGTGGTTCGATGATTCGGTTCTTGTAGTTACATGTAAAGATGAACGAACAGTTGCCTGCAAATTCTTCGATTGCATTACGAAGCGCAGGTTGTGTCGAGTTTGGATTTAGATAATCTGCTTCGTCAATAATGATGACCTTACGACCACCAGACAATGACATAGATGAAGCATAGTTTTTGATTTTGGTTCTGAATACATCGATACCAGATTCATCAGAACCGTTAATAACCATGTAGTCACATCCAATTTCGTGACACATAGCTTTTGCTACTGTGGTTTTACCTACGCCTGCACCACCACTTAGGAGTAAATTAGGAATCTGTTTCTGATTCACATACTCCTGAAATGGAAGTTTCAGGCGTTCTGGTAAAATACAATCTTCGATTGCTTGAGGACGATACTTCTCGGTCCACAAAAGATGTTCCATAATATAAGTCCTTCACATAATACATCATAATAAAAAATCAGTCACGCTCATTAAGGCGAGCAACAGCAGTCAAAAAATCTTCTTCAACTGTCCATGTACCTTTATCACCACCGAAAAGAATTGTAGTCTTTTCTTCTCTATTTCCTTCTCCACCCGCAACTGTAACTTTTCTTTCTAAGACAGAAACAATGAATGCTGGGTTGATTGCAATAGAAGTCTTTTCAAAACCTTCTGCTGAATTTGTAAACAGTTTAAGAGACATGATTACGCCTTTTCAAATTTAGAACCGGCTTCAGTAGAAATATAATACTGGAGTGGAACATTTTTGTTTTCAAAATGCGATACACCTTTAGATGAAATAGAAACTTCATATGAACCAGGCATAACTTTACTAATGTTTTCAGTTTTGAAAATCATTTTGAACTTGTTGCCATTGCCTTCTGAAATTTCAAGTGCATCAGTATGAGCAGAATCATTCTGCAAATCTAGTGTAACGATACTAACTTTCTTACCATCAGATTCGATTGCAATATGTGGAGAAGAAAGAACAGAAGCGGCACGGAGAATCCAATCAAAATCCTCTGAAGTTAAAGAGAAGTTAATCTCTGCTTCTGGCATAACAAATTGTTTCTCAGGAGGAGTAACAATCATAGTTGGTTCACAAAAACGATACTTGATTTTAGAACGACCTTTGTTGCCAACAATCACAACATGTTTCTCATCGAATTCAAACGATGGGTCATCTTTGTGTAATGATACAACAGAAAGGAAGTTATTTAAATCATAAACACCAAAGTCAGCAGGAATTTCTTCCTTGATTGATACTTCAGCGAGAATGTTTTTATGTGACGAAACAGTTTTAAGTGTCTTGCCTTGTTTGAAGAAAATGCCTTGGTTAATAGAACCAAAGTTTTTCAAAACGGATAGTGTGTCATTTGATAATTTCATATTTTACCTCATAATTAAGATTTGTCATTCACAGAATACATTGTATCATGCTCATATAGAAACATGAGGCAACAAAGTGCATGTGCTAAGTGATGTTTGCCAGATTCGGGGTCATCTGCTTCACCCTCTTTCCATGCCCATAAGTGCCTTTGTAATGCATCAAAATAACGGCGTTTAGAATCAGGCACATGTTTCCAATTGTCTGGTTCGTATTTCTCTGCACCAAAAGTTAATACATCAACTGTGGCCTTTAAAGCAAGTGGTGGTAGTAAACCATATTGTAGTTTACCACCATCAAATTTGCGGCCGCCTGTTGTTGCAGTTTGCGAGACTTTAACAACATCGGCTTTCATTATAACTTCCCTGTAAACTGTGCAACAGCAGGCATGTTACCAGTAAAGGCATATGTTCCCACATGTTGTGTTTTCATCCAAGGACACAAGAAGATACTTCCGCCAAGTTTACGCCACATCTGACAGAACATATAATCTTCACTCAGATATCTCTCAGAACCGCCTCCAGTGATAGAATCTTTGGTGTCGATTACTGTATCAAAGTAAGCATGGATGTATCGTGTACCATCGAAATTGGCCTGACCGATATGGTCTGGTTTGTATTTGATTGTTGGATATTCTTTCTCCATTCTCTCAAACACTTCACGCTTCACCATCATAAAACCTGTACCGATTTCCATCACTTCAAGTGGTTCAGTAACAGAGAATTGTTTTGTGCCTTTTACAACATTGAAAACATATTCACCTACAAGTTGTTCAAGTTCTTTTGGATCCATATTAGGGTGAGCTCTTGCAGCTTGTGCAATGTTAGCCCAATTCATAGACTTCTTCGGATAAGGACCACCAATCACATCTTTGTCTAGCGCCATAAGTGCTAGAACATCCTGTGGGTTGTAGTGAATATCAGAATCGATGAATAATAAGTGTGTGTGGTCTGAACGGAGAAACTCATCGACTAGGTAGTTTCGGGCTCGTGTGATAAGTGATTCATTGAACAAAAAAGAAAACTTAGTTTCAATTGCGTATTTGTTCATTGTGGTTTGCAAGTCCAAACTGGACTTGATATACAAACCATGTGCCATGCCGCCATACATAGGTGTGGCAACAAACAGTTTGTTTTTTCTTAGTTTTTCTAATTCTACTTTGATTTCCATGACAACTCCATAAACGAAAAAAGAGGAAGGGATACTTATATGTATCTCTTCCTCGATGCTTTAAACCTTAAAATTAGGCAAAAGCACGCTCACCTTGTGAACGAATTGCAGCGATGCCAGCAGCGACCATACGCTTAGTTGGTGTGCCGAGGCGATAGAAGGAAACCTTATCACCATTTGTGTTGTAACGGCTATTCAAGTAAATAGCATGACCTTCGTTACGCAACTCATTGATAGTTGCTGAAGGGTTTGCAACACCAAAAACAGATTGCATCTTCTGTGCGGTGAGGGTGTTGTATCCATCTTCTTTAGAAAGATATGCGAGGACTTTAGATTTAACTGACATTACGAAATACTCCAATAATAAAACGGTCGCACTAGGGAAAGAATTTGAGAGGCGACCTTTCTCTCAAATATGTTACTATTCTATACTATTTTTGTGTCTATGTCAACACTTATACAGGTAAATGTGTAAAAAAGACCCACCGTTACCGATGGGTCAAGTGCCGAACTACTAACTAATTAAAACGGAATATCTTCCGAATTTTCTTCTGTCTCTTTAACTTCTGGTTCAATTACAGGTGCGAGCAATTGTTCTGCCGAGGCACCTGCATCAACTTTGGTATACAAATCAAGGAATGATGCCTTAGTGTCATCATCAAAACGGTTCAAACACAAACTAATTGCTTTCATCTTATCACCAAAGATACCGAATGTTTCAACGATATGCACTAAACGGCGGGTCGAAATCACTTCATCACAACCACCATCCATGAATGTTTTACGAATCACATCAGCCCATGTAACAAGTTTCTCGGCGAATTCATTATCGGTACGACCAACTGTGGTCAATTCTTTTTCGATAATCTTACGCTCTGTGCGAACAGGAGGGAATTCTTGTTCCATTGTAGTGCGGAATCTTTCCAAGAACGCTTCGTTAAGCACATTCGTAAACATGTAACGACCATCATCTGAACCTTTACCTTTAGTATTAGCAGTAGCGAATACTGTAAAACCAGGTGCAGGTGAAATCAATTCGCCTTTTTTCTTCAACATAAA